CCAATATTGAACTGCGTCCAGAAGTATTGATCCTGTGTAGTCCATTGTCTTGAACTTACAGACGATACTTTATACTTACTAGCTTGTTTAAACTCTTGAACATCATACCCTCCGTTGTTATGCAGAACAAAGTCATTAAACTTTTCTACTACTTGCTGACAAGCTCTGTGGTAGGAAAGTTCTGTAATGTCTTTTACTAAATCTATAGCAGATCCTCCTTTGCCTGAAGAAAAATCTTTATACTTGTAGGTTTTTTTTGCTGCATCAAAGTAGATGCACATTGATGGTGTACGTTCTTTACCGTTGAACAAACTCTTGATTTTTATATCATGTCCGTTCAGTTTTTCTTTGAGCTTGCAGTAATGCTCAAATATCCAGGGTATGGGTACATCCTTTATATCATGTACGAGGTCTTTAGTTTTAAACATAGTCCTAGGATTGATTAAGAAAAAATAAGGGGGAGTGTAGAAACACCCCCCGTTTGTGAAAAGTTAAATCAATGCTACATCTCAAAATCATCAGTAGCCGGCTCAAAACTGCTAACAGGTCTAGTGTTAAGAGATTTGTAGTGGTACTTATTGTTTTTGTCAAACTTGTCTAGTTTTAATGCTTCAGTAGAAACAAACTTATACTTAGGTAAAGACAGTTTAACTATAGTCTTACCATTGTACTCTTCTTCGGTACCTTTAAGGAACCAGTAGAGTTTCTTTCCGTTTACAAGACTAAGTACTTGGTTTACCCATTGTTCAATAGTATCAGCTTTGATACCATCAAGGTCTTCTTTAAGACCAAGCTCAGTGGCAATGATGGTAAGCTTGTACATGATCTCGTTACGAGATACATTGATGTTATTAAACTCGTCTGTCCAGATTGTAGCTGAAACACGTCCAGTTTGACCTTTGTACTTAGGTCCGTCTGGGTTATCTTTATCCAAAGGCCAACCTTCAAAGTTTTCTAACTCAGGCCCTTCTAAGTAAAGTTCCAAAGTTTTCTTGTCTCCCTTGTTAGAGGTTCTGAGCTGACCGCTGTTAATCTGGGCGTAAACCACCCCTGGCTGTAATGACTTGGCGGTTCCACCACCAGTCTTGACTTCTTGTCCTTGTGTACTGAACATACTGTCTGTTTTTATAGTTAAAGATTAGAGATTACTAGTTTTCATAGTCCTGGATTGCTTGCTTAACATATGCCAGGTCATTGGGGATTTCAAAATCAGGGAACATGCCTTTAGGGCTCTTACAGGTGTTTTCACCATTGTTCTGTGTCTCAAATACAAAACGGATAGTACCGTCTTTGTCTTTCTTCACTTTACCGAAGAGAACTATAGAGAACAAACCTTCTAGGCTTAGTTTCTCATCAACCATACGACCGATGGTTTTTGCTTTAAACTTACGTTTACCTTCTAAGTCGGTAGACTCTTCTGCATGAGTGAGAAACATAATAGTTAAATCATCTCTGAGGTCTTTAGGCATGCGTGCAATCCGTGCTAGGTTAGCACCTATATGTGTAAACTTTTCGTAACCCTTTTCGTCACAGCGGTCAAAGAATTCAAAAGAGCTCATGTACTGAAAGTCATCAACAACTATCGTTTTGATTTCAGGACGTTTAGAGTTAATATAACCTAGGGCTGCTTCTATCTGCTGAGCAGATGAGCCTGTATACAAATTGCCTGATGGGTTGTCTTTACTCCATAAGACATACTTTTTCTTCCAGCCTTTAAAGGGCAGGGGTTTGTTTGCAACGTTTATAATAAACGTTTCTTTTGGGTCCAGATTTTCTATGCTAGTAGACTTACCAGCTCCGGACTCTGCGATTACTAAGATACCTTGTGCCATATTACTTCTGAGATTTTATAAGGTCGTTGAGCCATGTTCTTTTACTAACAGGTTTATTAGTAAAGATGGCGTAGAAATCACGGATAGTCATTTCTGCATATAGTGCATCCTCCATACTAGGTGGAGCTTTATAGCTTACACTAGGTGCAGGTTTTGGAATATCAACTATAGCCGATGTTCCGCTTATTGCTACACTGCTGCGGTTAACTACCCGTAGTTCTTCTAAAGGAACCAAGTAAGATCCTTTTTCATTTACTTCGTATTCTTCCTCGAAAGAAGAGTTAAAAGGTATTCTGTATATTGTTCTATATTCATCAGCAGGATCAAACTCTCTAGTGATTAGCTCAAAGTAAAAACCTTTTTCTTTTTTAAACTCTGAAGCAAATATGCCTACTACGTTACGAGCAGTCTTGTCATAAAAAGGCATTTTCATTTGGAAGTCATTACGAGAGATACCAAGATCATCTATAAGAGTCTGATGATAATCTCTTATCTCTTCCAAGATTTCTGCTTTATACCGTTTTTGTTCTTCCTGGCTTAAAGCTCGAAACTCATCATAAGTGAGTTTTTTCTTTTTTACTGTGGTGTGTGATGTTGTAAACATGATATTGTATTTTATAGTTCATTACCAATAGGTGCGGATACAGTTGTACGTGAGCCTCCACCACTTCTTTGTGAGAAGCGTGTGTATGCTCCATCAGGTCTTGTTGCTGTAAAGTCAGAGACTTCTATCATTCTTTGGTTTTCACCATCTATATTCATAAATAGAATACTTTTCTTTTTCTTACCGTTTCTGACTTTGATTAGATGGACAAAGACATCGTCATCATCTACTTCATAAGCATACGGTCCATAAGATTTGATATCTAACTCATGTGGTCTAGATAATACTATAACCATGTCAGATCCTTGCATAAGAGCATCGCCACCAAAGATGTCAGAAGCTGTTGGATAGTTGGCAATAGATGAAGGTGTACGTCTTGCTGCTTCTTCTATAGACCTGTTGAGCTGTGTAATCATAATCACGATGATAGGTATCTCGTTCTTAAGTTTCATTAACATTTCTGTTGTGTTATAGAGAACATCAAACTTATCTTTATCAGAATTACTTTTTTTAATAAGCCAGCTGTGGTCTATAGTTACAATCATAGGAAGACTTCCTCCTTCTGCATAGGCTAATCTAATTTCGTGTTCTATTTCAGCAACAGTAGAAGACTCAGAAATAATACCTCTTGTTAGTCCCATCTTTTCTAATTGCTTTGTGTGCGTTATGTACTGCTTGATCATGTCTAAGATGAATTCATCAAGCGGTCTGTCTGCACTTAGAACTGTAGCATAATCTTTTGCTACTTCTGCTGAAAACTGTCTAGCCCCGTATTGATCATCACCCATCTCAAACTGAAACTCTAGAATATTAAACCTTTGATCAGGATTAAGTCTGTGAGCTTCTCTTAATATTTGTGATACAAACATTGTTTTACCTGCACCTGGTCTTGCTCCTACAGTTAGCATAGATCCCCATTCGAGACCTGCTATACCTACCAGGTTAAGACCTGGCCATGGAGTACGTAAAGACTTTATGTCTCCGTTTCTCCGTTTTTCTATATACTTAAGACTTTTTTCCAGTACCTGAGAGTACGATTTACGTTTGGTACTTTTTGTTGTATATAACATTCTTAATTACTTAAAAGATGAAAGCATTGCTTTTTCTAAGTCTTCTATAGCGTTTATCTGACCCTGATGAAAAGCTTTTGCCATAAGACTTTCAGAAATCGCAACTAGAATTGAGTAAGTAATCATCTTTACTGTTTCACCTTTTACATTTGAAGGTTCACCATTGAATGTTACTGCAGGTAGTTTATCAAACAGATCTTGTAGTTCTTGTTCGTGTGTTTCTTGTAGCATGGATTTTGTTATTTTGGGTTGTAAATGTAGAACATATGTTGTAGAACTCCAAATATAATCTACAAAATAATTAGGCTTCTTTCATGATCTCCGGATTGTCTACAAGCATTTGACAGTAATCAGCAAGCAAAGACCTGCTTACTTTAGTAAAGTTGTCAGTTCTTTGTATAAAATAGCTACTGGTTGTTACAAACTCCATGTTCTCTTTTTGCTTAGTGTACATGTAATAGTCTGTAGCATCTAGTACAAGAGCCCAATCAAAGTCAGGGTAGGTTTTGAAAAACCATACAAACTTTTCTTTCAGTTCTTGAACAGTTTGTCTTAATAGACCAACTTTTGCCACACGTTTAGCAGGAAACATTTCTCTGTAAATTTCTATACATTTTAATGCGTTAGTACCTAATAGGTCAGATACAACTGTTTTCTTAGTTTTTACTAAAAGTGTTTCAAATTCATCCAGGATAAATACTGCTCCTGGGGTAAGGTTTCCTTTCTGGTCTAAATGACCACGGTTTTGAGCTGCAATCCGCTCTAATTCTTCGTTGATAATACTGGTAGGTTTGATCTTATACCTGCAGCAGTCAAGGAAGTAGAGCTGGTTCGGGCTCACATTGTACTTGATCAGGCTTTTCCACAACTGATGACTCATAGTGTTGTTTTATATAGGTGAGGATTGCTAAATATTTCTGACGAAACGCGTCATTTGTTTCCATCAGGTTTTTAAAACAGGTTACGTTATGTATCACAGTGGTGTGATCTCTATTTCCTAAACTTTGACCTACTGTTATTAAACTGTAACCCATCATCCTGGCTAAATAGCAGTAAATATTTCTTAATTCAACTAGTTCTCTGTACCTGTGTTTGCTGTTTAATGGGAGCTTTCTGTCACAACTAACTGGTAAGAAAGGCTCAAACATGGCTTGAAGATTTTCCAGACTTAGCATAGGAACATACTGATCTGAGTCTATTTGTATTTTGGTTAACACCAACGGTTCATACCCAAGCTTCTCGTAAAAAGTCTGTTTGAACTGGTCAATCAGCTTCTTTTCTAGCTGTAGGGCGTACACTTGACTATCCATAAATTTCTGAGGTTTAGATCTACAAATATAGGTAAGTTCTCTAAAATATCGTATATTATATTGTAGAGACTGCTAAAGTTCTACAGTTTATAAGTTTATGTAAATCTTTATACGATGGCAAAGAAGTTCTACGCTCAGAAAGATGCTCTGGGCTGGCCTATTCCCGGTACAATGATGAGTGGTGCTAAGGTGCCTGCTAACCTACTTGAAATTCCTGCAGTTAATGTAGCTCCAGGTGCTGGACAGGTAGCAGTATCTCACCCTGACAAGCTCCGCTACTTTGTAAGGAAAGACAAGAAAGGAAACATTATCCCTAACACATTGATTATCAGCTTAAAAAAGCCAGAAGGGGATGTATATGAGTTCAAACTTGTTAAAGCCAGCTAATTATGCAGAGAGAAAATTCAGCTATAGCCGCATTTAAAGTGTGGGTTTTTCCCAGCCTTGTGTCTATTGTAAGTCTTCTTATATGGAATGACGTTAACGAGATAAAAGCTGATGTTAAAGCTCTCATGGCTCAGTCTAATATAGACAAGACCAGAATAGATAACCTGGAAAGACAGGTGTACAGTGTTAAACCTGCTAGTCTTCCTGGTACCCCAGAGAAGACAAACAATTCATATAACCCTACGTATGCAGTGCTTCCTAACAATGAAGTAAAGCATAAGGGTAAAAAGCTAGCATATGACAATTAAACAATGGATTTTGGATCTGTTCAAAGATGAACGTGGATCTACATCTATCAAGCCAGTAGTTGGATTTATGGGTGCACTGTTTTTGTGTATTACCCTTACCGCAAATTCCTTTACCCACGGTGATATTAAGCCTTCTGATGCTCTTGTGGATGCTGTTCTTATTATGACCTGTGTAGGTATTGGGGCAGACAGCGTGGACAAATTTAGTCACAAGAAAAAGAAAGAAGATAATGAAGCTTAATAAGTATACAATTATTCTTTTAGTAGCCATAGCTCTTATCCTGTTGTCACGTCTTGGATGTAACAACGGGTTTGGTTTTTTTGATAAACCAACTGCAGATACCGTTAGAGTGGTTGACACTCTTTGGGAAAAACATGATACTACTATTTATAAAAAAGTAGCTGTTAAAGAGATTATCTATGATTTAGATACACTTACGTTACCCCCACAGTTTATTCCTGATACAAATTATGCTGCTTTAAAAGCACAGTTTGAGGCTTTAGTAAAGGAGCATGCTGCAAAAGTGATACAGTTTGATACTATAAAAATACCTCAGCTCAAAGGAGGTTTTTACATCAAAGACACTGTCCAGTTTAATAAAATAGCCGGCAGATCTATTGACGCTGATTATATACTTCCTATTGTAAAAGAGACAGTTACTATAACCAAACAGGCTCCTAAAAAGAACCAACTATATATTGGAGCTGGTATAAATACAAGTAAAGCTTTAATGCCTCAGGCAGTAGAAGCTGGCTTGATTCTTAAAACCAAACGTGATCAGATCTACGGAGTAAAAGCCGGATCTGACATTAACGGACAAATATCCTACGGCTTCCAGACTTATTGGAAGATAGGTAAGAAAGACAAATAAAACACAACCCATGAAAAGTATCGTAAAGATGCTTCTCAACCTTTTCAAGAAGAAAGCTGAAAAGAAAGTTGAAGAAGTAAAGAAGATCGTCGTGCCTGCACCGAAGCAGGAAGACAAGCCTAAAGCTAACAAAAAAAAGTATTACAAGCCAAAGGCTAAGAGTAACTCATTATAACAAAATACAGATAACCTATGAATCTTGACAAACTAAAGGGTCACGTACCTGACAAGGTGATCGAGCAGATTCCAGAGGTGATGCAAAAATTCGGAGTGAACACTCCGTTACGTCTTGCTCACTTTTTGGCTCAGTGCGGTCATGAGTCTGGTGGTTTTAAACTGGCTCAAGAAAACCTGAACTATTCAGCTAAAGGTCTGATGGGGATTTTTAAGAAGTATTTTCCTACAGAAGCTTTAGCTAACGCTTATGCTCGTAAACCAGAAAAGATTGCTAACCGTGTATACGGTGGACGTATGGGTAACGGTGCTGAAGCTTCCGGTGAAGGGTATAAGTTCCGCGGTCGTGGGTATATCCAGTTGACCGGTAAGCAAAACTACACTGCTTTTGATGCTTCTGTACCAGAGAGTATTGTAGACAATCCAGATCTAGTAGCTACTAAATATCCTTTAGCTTCTGCTGCATGGTTCTGGAGCAAGAACGGATTAAATACTATAGCTGACCAGGGTTCAAGCACCGAAGTGGTTACAAAAGCTACTAAGCGTGTAAACGGTGGAACAATTGGTTTAGCAGATCGTATCAAGCACTTCAAAGAATATCACGGTTTACTTGTATAACTATGGCAAAAGGTAAAGGCGGAGAAGCTCGCAAAATAAGCTTCGGTAAAAGAAAAGGTGGAGCTGCTAAAAAAACCAGCGGTCCAAAAGATAAAAAAGTCTCCAAGTATCGCGGACAAGGACGTTAGTTTTTTGTATACAGTGTCTAAAACTAATCCTATGAACCTTAAAGGTTACTTTATTTTATTATTATCTATTCTGTTTGTAGGTACATCTTACTCACAGAGTATTTATATTGATAGTGTACGGAACAGTATTCCAACTGGACCACTCACTGCTAATAAGAATCTAAGTTTTGGTGTAAAGAACATCTTAGCTGAAGTGTTACAAGATAAAGGACTTGATATGCTTCCTAAAAAAGAAGATGGTGAACTAAGTCTAGTAACAGAAATATACTTTTTTGATATTGTACAGACAAATGGTGGAGTATCTGTATTTAAAAAACAGAGCAACACTACAATCATGGGTTTAAAAGGAATGCTGTATAAAAACGGCAAGCTTGTTAGCTCTAAGAAAATAGAAGAGTCTTCTTCTGAAATAGTTATGGCTAACCTGGTTGTGCCTGAAGATGGAAAACCTAACCAACAATCAGTTAGTAACGTGATTAAAAAAGCCTGTCAAGCTTTAGTTGACAAACTCCTATGAGAAAACATTTTTTGCTTGCCTGTTTCCTTCTTTTCTCAACACTTGGTTTTGCTCAGTCTATTGGGCATTTTCAGCAGTTGGCTACAGTAAAGAGAGGAGACACATTAGATGTAGCTTGGTTTTATCAGCCTAGTGGTTCTGTAGATATCAGGACGTTTCAGATTGACTTTCAGTTTAAGAAAGATCTATTTACTCATTTGAGCACTCATATTGATACTCCTTATGTGACAGCTGGACGTCAGCCTCAACTTGATTACAGACAGTTTAATGACTTTAAGTATAGTGGATACAGTGCAGGAAATTATGTTTATTCTGCAGATAATGCTTGGGCAGTAGGACGAAACTATCTCACTGTTCCTGCCGGCACTGGATTTGGTACTACCAATGGATATATTATCCATAATAAGTTTAAGATTAATGCCGTTCAGTCAAACTTCGTATCAGATACTATTACTGTTAACTGGGCTAGATTGTTTAAAGTGGATGGTACCAGTATAGGAGATAACGTAGCAACGTTGACTAACAAGAAGCTTGCTATCTTTTTACAGGGTAACTTGACTATCTCTGGTAAGGTTTGGTTAGCAGATAATATGCCACTTCCCACTGTTATTGCGTATGATAATACTACGAATATAGAAGCTTCTCGCACTGTAGTGGCAGCCAATGGTACTTACACCTTGAATAATGTTGAACAGAATACTAAATATAAGATCAAGGTAGTATTTCCTAAAGATAGTTTGATAACCATGCGTGATCGAGCAGTTACTGTGGCAGATGCTGT